CGCGACCGCAGCGACTGCGTAGTCGGCAAGATCGTCGGCCATCATCTCGGCGGCATCGGCGGTCAGCGACTGGCCCAGCACCTCGGCAGTTGCGGTGATGGCCAGGGCCAACTGGGCGACCTGCTCGGGGGTCATGCGCTCACATGAATTCATTTGCCTTCCTCCCTTCGCGATCCATGATCCGGCGGGCCGCGTCCTGGCCGGCGGTGAGGTTCGCTTGCTTGCGCTCGATCTGCTGGGCAGTGGTCGAGTTCATGCGGCGGTTGGTGGCCCATTGGGTGTGGTACGCCTCTGCCTTGGCCAACAGGTCACCAATGCCATGGCAGCCGTTGATCAGTCGCGAGTCGTCGATGGTCAGGAAGTAAGCGGCGACGTGGTGGGCAACATCGGCGCCGAGCCGATCAATGAGCTTGCCAAGCTGGCCGCCCACGGTTGCATTCCACACCGGCCAAGTGCCGTAACGCTTCCGGTAGGCCATGGCGTAGTTGGCCCAGGACTTGAACGTTTTGCAGGTCTGGTCTTTCGGCCCTGGCATGTCGGCGGGGATTTCACAGCGCGGCTGCTGGGGAGCGAATGGCACGACCTGACCCGTCACGACCTTGGCGGAAGCCAAGGGCGTAATTGGTTCAATGACCGGTTCCATGACTGATTCAGGAGAGTGACTGGTTCTGGGTGCAGCTGCTGCACTACCCCCTAGTGCAGGAGATTCACTAGGGGATGAACCTGCTGCACTACCCTGGTGAATCTGCTGCACTACCCCTGGTGCAGGAGGTGCACCACCATCAAGAGTCAAAAAGTAAACGTTGGACGAGTTGCCCTTTGGTCCACCCTTCCGAATTTCCTTGCGGAGCAGTCCCGACTCGCATAAGGCGGTGATGTGGTTCATGACAGAGCGCTTGCTGATCTCGCATTGGTCGGCGATGTGCTGATAGGACGGCCAGCATTCGCCAATATCACTGGCATTGTCGGCCAGCTTGATCAGAACCAGCTTGCGCAACGGATTGCCGACGCGAAGCTTCATCGCGGCGACCATAAGACCCATGCTCATGCTGCACCCCCGGCGAGGACACGGAAATCTATGGCCTGAACGCCTTTCCAGCTATTGCAGGACATGCAAAGGGTTTGAAGATTATCCATAGACGCCACGCCACCCTTGCTCTCAGGAATGACGTAGTCGGCCCTCAAGCGCATCAGCACCGAGCAGCCGCAACGCAGGCAAGCGTGACCATCGCGGGCAAATACCTGGACGCGCAAACTGGAAGGGATCGGCTTTTTTTTCGTCCTGCGCCGAGGGGGTAGCACTGCCGACTGATAAGCACTGATGTCGCCCATGCGATTCGGGTTCCACTCACGTCCTTTTTCCGTGAGTCGAAAACCTTCAGCACATAGCTCAATCAAACCAGCTTCTTCCAGGGCCTTCAGCATGCGGTAAGCGGTGTCGGGCTTATCAGTGAGCAACGGCAGTTCGTCAACGATCTTGGCCTTACTCAACGCGAAGTAGATCCCGGTATCCGTCTTGATTGGATTGGCCCAGCTCGGGCACTCGTAGACGAAAGCGAACAGCAGAGCTTGTTGAGAATTCAGCCCCCACTCCAACGCCTTCGCCTGATTGATCGTGACGGTGTATTGCATTTCAGGCCTTCCCGACCAGTGCTGCCAATTCGAGGAAACGATCGACGTACCAGTGCGGCTGCGTCTCACGGGGGGATTGAGGGTTGGTGAGGTTCTTGCCGTAGGCAAGGCCCTTCTCAGTCACCGACCAGAAGCCGACGTATTCCTGCTTGGAGTTTTTGCGCTGCATCTCCTTGAGAAAGCCATGTGCAGCCAGTGCGCGGTTGAAGGCAGCAGCGGTGCTGGCGATGCCGTTGTCTTTGATCAGGGCGGTGACGGCCTTGGTAGGCATTGAACTACCGCCGGTGGCGTCTGGTGCGGCGTCGATGGCGTAGCCAGGAAGGAACTGTGCGTCGAGGCCATTGTTCGCAGCGATCTTGGCCAGCATCATCATTTGGCTGGACGGCGCCGGCTTCAGTAGGCGCGTGAAGCACTCCATGATGGCGATCTCGCCAACGACCTTGGTGCCGTTAAGCAGGACCTGATTGCGGGCTTCCTGCTGATGTTCGAGCTCACGCCAGCGGCGAATCACCTTCATGCGCATCTGCGCGCTGTAGCCGGTGAGGAGGCAGTCGGTGTGCTCGCGATCAAGCAGGTACTGCACCTGCTCCCGGTTGCGGCCGTCCAGATAGATGTCCTCAAAACTGAGTGCATCTACTTTCAGGTCTTTAAGCATTGCCACAATGTCGCGCTTCACGTTGTCGTGGCGCTTCCCAGTGACATTTGCGATCTCGCGGGAAGACATCGTGGTCCGCGACACGTTTTCAGAATTAACAAAACGTGTCGCGACATTGTTCGGGGTATTGCTTGAAATTGGTTGGCTCTGCATAATCGGCCCTCTCTAGTTTTGCGAATCAGCCGACCTTCTCCGTCGGCTTTTTTGTGTTTGAGATTTGAAGTGGTTACCCAAATAGTCCCGAGCTACCCGCCTTTTTTGGTGTTTTTTATGCGGCACTCATAAAAAAAGTTTGTGCATGCACAAACCCTTCAAGCCGCCTGCACCGACGCATCCATCACATCCAAGCTCTGGCGAACATGGCTGATTTCTTGGCGGATCAGGGACTTCTCGAAAGTGCTGACGTGGTTATCGTCGAGCGCTTGATGAACAGCGATGGTCAGATCGGCCACTTCTTTGCCTACATTGATCAATGACCTGGTCAGCGCTTGCGGCTCCGGTGCTGCCTTCGATACCAGGTCGAAACCGAATTCATTCGCCAGAGCTACCAAGGGGCGCATGTCGCCGGTGTGCAGCAAGATCCCGAACAAATGCTCCACGGTCAGGTGGTGAGCATCGTTGTCAGGGTTCGCGCGCTGAAGCAGACCGACGTGCGGAACGCCCATCTTTGCTGCCAGAGCCTTTGCCTCGTTATCCAGAACAGCGCTCTGGCAGGCCCGCAGAAAATCTTCCATTCGTAAAACCTCAAATTTGTTTCCGTGGCGCCCTGCCAGTGGGTGGGCGAGAATTTGCTCGGTGGATGGTTGACTGTGTTGCTAAGCGGCGGACTGGGACCGCTTCGTTCGCATGCACAACTCACGCGCAGTAACTTTTCCACCGGTCAACTCTTCAGCCTTGAATGCCTTTTCGGCACCCATCGGGTGAATCCCGGCCACCCAGTACGAAACTGCGGCCTGGGAAACGTCGAGCGCCAAAGCTGTTTTGGTTTGCCCGCCGAAGAAGTCGACGAGCCTTTCGATAGGGGTCATATGAGAGCCCTCCTGATAAGCCTGCTTATATCCTAAGTAGAAGGACACTTATTTGCAAGCCGATAAGGGAACTTATAAATTCCAGCGGATGAGCACACTCGCCGAAAGAATCAAATCCGCACGAAATCACGCCAATTTGACGCAGAAGGCCCTCGCCCTAAAGGTGGGGGTCGAGCAGCCGGTGATTTCACAGCTGGAGACAGGAAAGAACCTTCAAAGCGCACACCTTCCAAAAATTGCACATGTGTGCGGGGTGAACGCTATTTGGCTATCCGAGAACATTGGGCCAATGACTGGCTCGAGCGCTGTCGACTCAAACGTAAGCGACGCTCGCCAAGCCGTTGAATCCTATCGCTACCCGGTTATCAGCTGGGTCGCCGCCGGCGCCTGGGCTGAAGCTGTTGAGCCCTACCCTGCCGGATTCTCTGATCGATACGAGTTTTCCGAATACGACTCTAAGGGCGCCGCGTTTTGGCTTGAGGTCAAAGGTGACTCAATGACCTCACCTGTCGGCCAAAGCGTTACAGAAGGCACGCTGATCCTGGTGGACACCGAGGCGGAAGCAGCACCCGGGAAGCTGGTGATCGCCAAGCTGCCAGACAGCAATGAGGCGACATTCAAGAAGCTGGTCAACGATGGTGGAAAACTTTTCCTGAAGCCGCTGAATCCAGCCTGGCGAATCGAACCGTTCAATGAGGATTGTCGGATCGTTGGTGTTGTAGTTCGCGCTCTGCAGAAGTTTTAGGGCGATAGTCCAACAGCAGATTTCGATTCTGGGACATGTGTTCTGGTAGGCGATGTATTCGCGTTGAAGGAATGATATTTCAAATGGAAGTGAAGATGCGCATGCCAAAGATTGCTGGCCTCTTGCTGGCGGCACTCCTTTCTGGCTGCAACAGCGCACCGAAGGAAAAAACGGAATTCGAGAAGCAAATTGACTCGGCGCCGATGCCCACCACTGAGGCTGATCGGCTGAATCAATGCAAACATCTCAGCGACCTGCTTTTTTTTGAATTGCAGGATATTGCCGGCTTAAACGGGTTTTCTTCTGCTTTCAAGCCTCATGACCCTTCGAAATCCTTGGCACTTAGCCGGCGCATGGATTCGATAAGTTGCACCAAAGCAGAAAGGCGGAACTGGCTCCAACGGTCGCAGCCTTAGCAGAATAGATGGCTGCTTACGCTGATGAGGTGAAAGCGGGAAGAATTGTGCGGGCGAAAGCTGAATCACTTGTGACTCTCGGCATGTGATTTGGTGCACGATATATTCGCGCTGAAGCTGATGAAGCAATGCCCTGAAGAAGGGTTGATCGATGCCAAAGAAACATCGGGAAAGCAACGCAGCGACTGCTGCTGACATCGAGCGCTCTATCCAGGCGCTGAACAAGATGGCTGAACGCCTTTGGGGAGATGGCCGGGAAGCTGAGGCGAAAGCCCTCCTTGATGCCTTGGATGCTCTAAACCGGGCGCTGGATCGGATCAGGATTGGCGAAAGTCGTAAGACTCTTCATTGAAGACCGCCATGGACTCATTGAAAACGGCATCTGGCGCGGCTATTTGTAGGGCGCGCCGAGCTCAAGTGTTAACCCGGTTAACAGTTGTCGCGACAACCATTAGAGGCACGGCGGATCAGCCGGCGCATGGGAATCACAGCCGATCTGGAACGAGGATTGATGGCATGGCGCACTCACTTCAATACCAGATAACCGAATCCATTCGCGTCGTTGAGATCGAGGTGGGGAAACTGTTCGATTTGGCAACAATGGTGAAGGACACTGGAAATGATGTCTTGGCAACCGCTGTCTCGAACCAAGCGAATAAGCTGCTTGAGGCTGCGGTAGCATTGAGAATTGCTATGGCAGCCTGAAGCGGTTGGAGTGGCGGTGATTTGTAAGGGGTGATGATGGGACTCAATAAACCAGAGCAAGACCTAAAGCGCGACCTCCAGGGGGTTGCCTCTGATCTGAAGTGGTCAGCGGTAGAGCTGATGCGAGTTGCCGAACGGCTAAGCTTGGTCGGGAATGAGGCAGACGCCCAGGCAGTGCTAAGGATGTGCAAGGTCTTCCAGACAGATGAGGATCGGCTGACTGCTTATGCTGTGGAGGTCGGGACGGGGCAAATTATGCGGGGTAGGACTGAGTAGGCGGAGTGGCGGCGCCCCCCAGTAAGAGATGGTTTCGAGAAATGTGAGCTTAATGTAGGCTGCTCGTCTAACGGGTGTTGATTGAGCTCTCGTTGAAGCCCAAAATTGGAGTTTAGGTTTAACCCACGGACAAGGGAGGGGGCACATGAAAAATATTGAATCGCCGAGCCGCCTCATTGGGGTGGGCCTTTACACCGCCGGAGAGGCTTCTCTTTACACGGGCATCCCAGCCAAAGACATTCGTCGATGGATGTTCGGCTACAGTGTTAGCGGTGTTGATCACCCCGGGCTGTGGACACCAGAGCTCGCCTTCCTCGACGAGAAGCTTCTTGGGTTCCACGATCTCCTGGAAATTCGTTTCGTCCATGCTTTCCGCCAGCATGGCGTCAGCCTGCAAGCAATACGCAGTGCCTCTTTGCAGGCAAAAGAGATGTTTGAACAAAGCTACCCCTTCACCTGCAAAAGATTCCAAACGGATGGTCGAGATATTTTTGCTACCGTATTGGACGAGACTGGTGACGAGGCTTTGCTCGATTTAGTGAAAAGGCAGTACGCGTTCACTCAGGTCATTAAGCCGTCTCTGTATGAGGGTATCGACTATTCCGGTGAAGGATCAGCACAGCGCTGGTACCCCCTCAAACGCAACAAATCAATTGTTCTTGATCCTGCTCGGAACTTTGGTAAGCCCGTACTAGCTTCGGTAGGCATAGATACTGGGGCCATTTACCGCGCCTATCAAGCCGAAGGGCAAAATGCGAAGCGCATTGCGGCGCTCTATGAAATCCCAACTTCTGCAGTGGAAGCAGCAGTAACTTATGAGCATGGAATCGCTGCTTGAAATTTTTGATTGATAACAATCTTCCCCCAGCTTTAGCCCGAGCCTTAAATGAGCTATCAAAGGCCGATGGGCATATGGTCATCCCACTGAAGGACCGATTTCCCCCAGATACCAACGATATCGACTGGATCATGGAGCTAAAGACTGAGGGTGGCTGGACTGTAATATCTCAAGATAAATTTGCGAAAGGCGATGCTGAGCGACGAGCCTTTCGTGAGTGCGGGCTACCTATTTTTTGCCTGGCAAAGCAGTGGAGTACAGATACGTACTGGAACAAAGCGCAAAATCTAGTTCGGTGGTGGCCGGCGATAATAAATCAGTCAGAGCTTATAAAAGGTGGAGCTGCTTTCAAGGTCGTTTGGAGATTCAGCCCTCCAGGGAAGTTCGAGCAAATGAAGATCTGAAGCCCGGCCCAGCGCCGGGCTTTTCATTCCGTCTTGCGCCTCAACAGGTTTACAAGCTGTCAGGATTTACGCCAATAAGCCTCAAAGAGCTAGCTAAGGATTCATCCAGAACAATATCACCCGTGGTCGATGCGGCTTGGTTAATACCGACCGTTCTGTATTTCATATTTTGCCCGGCAAGCATTTGCTTCAAAATGGACCTAGCTTTGGCACCACCAGCTACGGTGTAGGGGCTCATCATCTTGTAAACATTTTCAACGCTTTGAGCCTGCGCCTTTTTGATCATTTCTTGCTGTTCCGCCGGAAGACCTAGGGCAATCTCGGGCATCGCAGGGACCATTGAAACAGGAGTTTCTTGAGGGGTTATGGTCCACGCCTCGTTCTGGTCGATCCTCATCTGAATCGTTCCGACTGGAATCTTATAACGGCCGCCAGACATTAGCCCAACGTAGAGCTCACCACCCTCCTTGCGAATGACCGGGTAAAACTTCAGCGAGCTGGTGATGATCGAGGTCCCGGCTGAGAAATCACCTGAAGTAACCATCATCGTCGTCTTGTCGGTGAACTCATCAGTCGAGCCAGTCGCCTTCCATACCGATCCTGATGCACAGCCGCCAAGCGCCCCCATCACTATCAGAATTGCAATCATCCGTTTCATAGCCAGCTCCAGTCGTTTAGTACGTCGGTTTTAACAGCGCGCCAGACTTTTGCATTCCGCCTTGCTCCCCCGCAGACGCCATCTACACTGACGATAGCTGATAGCTGTCGGATCAGCGCCCCTTCGACAAAGAGCCCGCCACGTGCGGGCTTTTTGTTGTCTGCGCACCCAATACCCTGCTGGAGAAATGAACAGTGACTCACCCAAAACTATTTCCAGCTGTGCTGGCCAGCCTTCAATTGAATCAGATGATGATCGGCGAGGCCTTCGAGGAAATCGCAGCTTGGCTAGAAAAGGAAGGCGCGACAGAGACAGCGCAGAAGCTTAGGGTTCGTGTTGGCGATCTGAGATTCAACGCGGAAACCATGGATAAAGCGATTATTGAGCTGCTCAAGACGGATGAGAGCGTGCACTGAAAGTCACATGAGCCCTACCAACGCCGGGCTTTCTCATTTCCCTCCTCCGCTGCTACGCTTCTAGCTCCCTCGAATGGAGTCGAAGCCATGCCTACCCCCGAATACTCTCTCCCGGATGTCCTTGAGCGCATGCATGAAAATCAACACGCCCTGGAGGCTGCCATTATGGAGTTGACGCTACTGGTTGAGAGGCAGGGCGCGATCGAGATCGGCGGTAACGTCCGCGGAGCGCTAGATACAATCCGTGAAAATGCCGGGCATATCAACCAAGGCTTGGCCAGGCTGAAGGCTCAAAGACCGGAATGATCGAGGCGACTTCCTCCTGATACACGCAACAGAGTATGAGCCCGCCAAACGCGGGCTTTTTTGTGCCCGGAGAAAATGCGTTTCCCTCCCCGCACATGCCTCTTGCCAAAATATGGCAGGAACAATACTGTACATACATACAGCTATTAGCAAGGAGCTTTCTATGTCAAAAATCGCGTCACCCGTATCACAAGCCAGAGACTCATATGAATTGGTTGGCCGGCGCATCCAACGCCTGATAGCTGCGCCCGGCGTTCAAAAGGTACAGGCCATAACAGTCACCAGACTCGAAGCAGAACCCGCTGAAGCATGGCAGCAAGTCCTTCAGGAGATTGAAGAGACCAGCGGGATACGCATGGAGCGTCTTGAGAGCGGCGCGGTAAGGATTGGGTGGCGAGAGTACTGCGAAGCTTGAAATGAGCCCGCCCTTGAGCGGGCTTTTTATCGCCCACGCGAAAATATATAAGCAAGCTTATTGACGACATGAATAAGCATGCTTATATTCACTCCATTGCAACCGGCACCCAATCAGGGGCCAGCTGCGAAGGATCGAGAGATCCACCGCTCTTTAACAGCTCAGGATCCTCGCCATCGACTACCCCGGGTTTCAGCCGGTAAGTGCGAGCAACAAATAGTCGATGCCACGCCAGCTCTGGAACTGGCCGTGCTCACCAGATGTGAGTACGCGAAACCACGCAAGCCAGCCAGGAAGAACACCGGACATGAAATGTGTGACCTGGCCAGAGATATGAATCCGGCGATGCGCGTGGTGGAGAAACGGAATTTTTCACTGATGCACCTGGTGACGGGTGCATTGGGAAAATAACCGACAAGCACGGAGCACCAAATGAGCGAGCAAACACTTCAAGCGCTGCTGGCCGAGCGAGTAACTGCATTTGCCGCAAGTGATCAGCCGGCAGCCATCATCGACGAGCATGTGAAAATCATGTTCACCAAGGTGATCGATAGCTGCTTCGGTCGCTATGGCGACGTTGGCAAGCAGGTTGAGGAGGCAATCAAAGCGGCGTTACCAGCCAACCTGACCACGGTTTTCGAATTGACGCGCTACAACGACATGATCGCCAAGGCACTGAAAGAAAAATGGGAAGCTAGCGGCGTAGAAGCCGACATGGTCCGCCGGGCACAAGAAGCAATCGACGAAGTCCTGACCAAAGATCAGATGCCCGAGGTGATCAGCCTACAAGACCTCATGGAGGCTTTCATCGAGCAGCACAAAGAAAGCGCGGCAGAGGAGCGCTGGGAGCATCCGGATATACGCTTCAAAGAATCCGATTACGGCGGCCTGCACATCTACTTCGACAAGAAGCCGAAGGATGACTCTTCGCTCTACAGCAACCGCGAGCGAGACGAGTACAGTCTGGATAACGCTATCCACATTTCGTTCGATAGGCGTGGCAAGGATCGTGACGAAAAAGGTCGCGAAGTCGGCACTGTCTACGCCGCCAAGATCGACAACGAGAAGATTGGCCAGACCCTGCGATTCAGAACGAAGTTCGAGAAGCTTCTGGCTGCACTCTACTTCGGCGCTTCCAAGATTCTGGTGGACTGCGAAGAAGACGAATTCAGCTACGGAATTTACGACTGAACAACCAGTGCCACGACAGCCTGTCGTTAACTGCCCGATCCTCTCTATGAGAGCGTATCGGTAGTCGCTGTCTGGATGGGGCCTCCGCGTGCGGGTATGGCAAGGGCGACAGCGACTACCGATGCGGACGAAACTGCGGCCTATAACCGCCCACCTGCATCACCATCGTCCAGTTGGCCAGGTCGTTTATCGCGGCGTCAGCGCTGGAGCCGGACAGCGTAACCGGCAACCCCTTCCCCACCGACACCACCCGCATGCACTCCCCTCCGCGCCCAACGGCAACCAGCGGAACGGATGAGTGCAGCCGAGTTTTGTTGACGGAAGGCCCGCATGGCCGATGGATCCCGCCGCATTAGCCGCGGTCAATATGTTTAAAACGGATGGGCGGCCTCGCCTTTCCTTCTCGCCACTCTGGAGGCGATCATGAATCCCATACAGCTTGCTCAGTTGAAACTCGAACGTCGCGCTCCGCCTCCAGTGAGCGACAGCCCGCAGGAAGCAGCCCGCACCGAATGGCTCTATAACGCTGCCGAAGAACTCCTGCGCGGCGGCAGCGTGTCTGTCCAGCGCCGCATGAGAAAGCCACAAGGCGTGACTGCTGAAGACTTCGCACTGGCAGTAGATGAATACGTGAATAACCGACTTGCCGACAGCGAAGTGCATACCTCGGCGCTAGGCTGGCTGATCATCTCCGCCGAACTCGGCCAGGCCGACAAGACCGCCTCAGCCGAACTGCTGGGCCACAGCGATCACCCGCTGGGCATGCTTGGCGAAATCGCCGAGGCACTGCTTGAGCCGCTGGCCGATGAAGCTTTGATCGCCCAGGCCGAGGACAACGAGCTGTGAGCCCTCACATCCTGATCGACCAAGCCCTCGATGGAGTAGCCGCACCGTCGGGCGAAGACATCAGCCTGCTGGTACAGGGGCTGATCACCCGCCTCTTCACCGACGGCGCTATCACCATCGACGAGTTCAATCACTACTGCAAGCGGCTGCGAAACATTTGCCAGCAGCGCAAGGAGGCATGATGACTACATCACCCGTCAAAACGCTGGTCGATGAACAGATCGAGGAGATCGAAGCGAAGTTGGTGTTGCTCGGATTCGGCCTCCCCTTCAATGAAGTGATCGGTAAGCCGCGGGAAATGCGCGTGGCGAATCTTCCGCAGCGCCTGACGGCGACCATGAAGGGCGGCCGGATCGCGGTGAGGGTTCGGCCATGAAGCCAGTCTTCTGGCTGCTCACTGCCGCCCTGCTTGTGGTGATGCTGGCCTACAACGTCATCCGAGACGCATCCGGCGTCTGCCAGCCACCGCAAGTCGCTCACAGGTTCTTCCATTGACCAGCCGCCAGCGGGCGCGTCGCCTGCTGATCTGGCGCGGCTCTTTCCCCGCCATCACCGTCTTCGCCTTTCTGATGCTGCTCAGCGCCCTCGCTGATCGCGTAACCCAATAACCCCACACTTCAACGCTGCGTGCATCGCGGCAAGGAACCCGTATGTCCGCAGAGCGCAAACCCAGCCAAGTTGTGGAGGGTGTCGAGTCGAGCGTGGTCACCACCATCGATCAGCGCCGAT